TCAACTTCTTCGACTTCTTCAGGGCGAGTCGACATTTAGTTTAAACTGAGAAAAATTCATTTTGAAAATTTCGCACTGATGCGATTTTAGCCAAAAAAAAAATCTCAGTATATAGTACAAAACTCTCACAATGGCCGGTGGTCTCATGCAACTCGTCGCCTATGGCGCCCAAGACGTCTACTTGACCGGTAACCCAAAGGTTACCTTCTTCCAAGCTGTGTACAAGCGACACACTAACTTCGCGATGGAAAACATCGAACAAACTGTTAACGGTACCGCCGCCAACTCAGGCCGCGTGTCCGTGACCATTGCCCGTAACGGTGACTTGGTCGGCGACATGTACGTCGAACTTAAGTCCGCTGCGGCTAACACTAAGTCATCTGCCGGTGATGACTGTAACTGGGTCGCTGAACGTGCGATTGCCTCCGCGGAATTGTCCATCGGTGGTCAACGCATCGACAAGCATTACCAACGCTGGTGGCGTTTGTACTCAGAGCTTTACTTGGATGAATCTAAGAAGGCTAACTGGGCTAAGATGACCACCGCGATCACAGGTAACACTGTGTACTTGCCACTCGTCTTCTTCTTCAACCGCAACCCAGGTTTGTACTTGCCATTGATTGCGCTCCAATACCACGAAGTCCGCATCGACTTCGATTTGACCTCCACTTTCACCACCTACCTTGATGCCACTGTCTTCAAGGTGTGGGCGAACTACGTGTACTTGGACACCGAAGAGCGTCGTCGCTTCGCGCAAAAGGGTCACGAATACCTCATCGAGCAAGTGCAACACACTGGCTCCGACACCGTCACCGCCGGTTCCACCTCCAACAAGCGTCTCTCCTACAACCACCCAGTTAAGGAGCTTGTCTGGTGCTTCAACGACCCAGCGTCCGGTAACGTTGCCACCTCTTTGTGGAACTTCACCACCGCTCCAGGTGCGACCGCTATCGTTCTTGAGTCCAATGCGTTCGCTCAAGTCTCTGGTAACTGCTTCGTGCCAGTCACCCAAGCGACCGGTGTCCCACTTGTCGTGTGCGGCGAAGCCGGTTCCCTCAGCGACTTCACCGAAGAAGCTGTTGGTCCATTGAGCAACTTCAAGCTTGTCCTCAACGGTCAAGACCGATTCAAGGAACAAAAGGGTAAGTACTTCAACCAAGTTCAAGCGTACAACCACCACTCTGGCTGCCCATACCCAGGTGTGTACAGCTATTCCTTCGCGTTGAAGCCAGAAGAGCACCAACCAACAGGTACCTGCAACTTCTCCCGCATCGACAACGCGCAAGTCGCGGTCACTCTCCCATCGGGTGTTGCGTCCACCACCATGCACATGTTCGCGGTCAACTACAACGTTCTCCGCATCCAATCCGGTATGGGTGGTCTCGCCTTCTCCAACTAAGTTGTTGATTATGGCATATTGAATTCGCGAGTATAAAAAATTAAATTTAAAAAAATGGATATCACCCAATTTTTAAATCTAGTATTATAATAAACAATGGAAGACGATAAGCAGACGACTACCCAACAAAAACTTGGTTTCATCATACCATTTACCATTTTGGTTATTGGTATGGCTGGAGTAGGTTACATGATGAGCCGTAATCGTGGTATGAAGATGAAGTAAATTAAACATAACTCTCCCCTAGTAAATAAGAATGCAAGACGTATACACGGATGGAAGTTGTTTGGGAAATCCAGGAGCTGGTGGTTGGGCTGCTCTTGTATCGGGAAAACAATTGTATGGTGGACAGGACAAAACAACAAATAACATTATGGAAATGACGGCAGTTGTAAGAGCACTAGAAGAGTGTCTCGATAAAGGCATTCTTGAGATAAGACTATTTACTGATAGTAACTATGTCAAGAATGGAATATCTTCGTGGATAAAAAATTGGAAAAGGAACGGGTGGAAAACAGCTTCAGGTACATCTGTAAAGAATAAAGAGTTGTGGATTGAAATTGATACTCTTGCGCAGAGGATGACAACCGTTGAATGGAAATGGGTCAAGGCGCATAATGGACATCCACAAAATGAACTTGTTGATAGTCTCGCTTATCAAGAGGCGACTAAGATTAAAAATGCTCGCGTAAAATAATGGAAGCTCACGTGGAAACTCACCCATGGTGTGAGAAGCAGGAGAAGCTTCTAAAATCGTGGGCAGAAAGAGCCGCGGGATATCGATGGCTTCATAATCACGCGCGTCTTCATTTCAAAAAACAGAATGATTATCTTTCGTATCCAAGTATAATCATCGCGAGTATAACTGGTGTAGGTGGTTTTGCGGTTTTGAATCCAAGTGGAAATAGTGGCGTGTCCCATGAAACTCGTGCCAAGATTATGATTGTGCAATACTTTTTTGCATTTCTCAATGTACTTGGTGGTATTCTCACTTCCATAGGTAAGTTTAGTCAAAGTCTTAGTCTATCGGAATCCCACTCAAGTATGTGTGTTCAATATTCAAAGTACTATAGAAATATAGATATGGAACTATCTCTGGATCCCGCAGATCGTACATGCGTTGTTGAATTTGTCAAAAAGTGTCGTGAAGAGTATGATAGACTTTTAGACGAAGCCCCGGATATACCATCAATATCCATCCAGGCTTTCAATATAGAATTTCCAGACAAAGAGAACAAACCAGATGTATGTAATGGACTTAGTATTATTATATGTGACGAAACATCCTCACAAATCGCATCGACGCGAGCTGTGACAAAGTGGTTAGGGGCTTTGGCTGCGATTAGACGTAAAAGTCGAGACGGTGATATAGATGATTTAGCGAGAATGGAAAGTGCATGATTTGTCTGCCACAAAAGCATAGAAACTTGTAAATAGAACCAATGTAGGTAACAAAACTTTCTGTCTCTGTGGAAAGAAAGCTAGACCCAAAACAAGTAGACACAATACATATATATACAAGAATTGTGTGTACTCAACTACAGCTCTAGAATATCTATGAACCCCGGGTAATCCCGGGTATGACACAAATATGGCATCCGTCTCATGTTTCTTATCTAGGGGTCCAAAGTTTTTGAAAATCTTCTCCTCTTCATCAACCTTTACAAACTCAGACTTTTGACAAACTGTATTAATATTTGTTTGATCATCTTCACACTTTAGCGTAAGCGCTTCATTTATGACAATTTTCAAATATTTAACATATCCCATATAAAGACCGGAATTAGCAGTTGACGTTTTACCGCACTTTCCAAAAACTATTTGTGTGGGTGTTTTACCAAAAATTTCAGAGTCTCGTGAAACTAAAACTTTGCAATCACTCTCCTTAAAAAGTTCTACAACATCTTGTGGATTTTTATTAATTTTTGTATCAAATCCGTCGAGAAAGATTACAATATCTTCATCCTCTTTAGTTTCAAGATATTTGGACATTCCCTTGTACTTATCGTTAAAACCATTCCATTTGGTTCCCCAACCTAATACGGTCACCGGTACGCCAAACTCATTATTGATGAGTTCTTCAAACATACCCTGAGACTTGTTGGCATATGTGACAATTTCTACACCCATTCTATACATTATAGAAACATCTTTCTTCGCCAATGAGTTTACATAAAAGATTACTTTCCCTATTCTGTAAATGAGGGGTCATTTGATGGTTAATAATATATGAAAAAATGAGAGATAACTTTCTGTATAATACATCAAGTCTTCTCTTCTCACAATTAGTTTGTTTTACTTTGTCTATACCCTCAAGATGTTTCAATTTTTGTATATCATCTCGATGTGCAATTTTATATTGAACAGCCTTTCTTGGTTTCTTTTCCAAATTGAGAGAACCTGCGTGTACGACATCACAGTTAAAAAGAACTGAGTTTGAATTTACAGTAATTGGTCTTGATAGAAGAAAGGGAGTTGTCTTGTGACTCCCTGGGCACAGAGACAGTGTAGTTCCGTCGTATTCATATGTTATAAATGTGTATACCGGATGTTTTGTTTTGAAAACGTATTGACTTGATGTCACATCTCTGTGAAATGTAGAGAGAGTGCAGCCATCAATTGAATATTTGTAGTTCATAAATTCATAGCCTTCTGGAAGTTGATTAAGAACTTCCTGTTTTGTTGGTCTGTTCATTAAGACAAATCCGTCGTTTTTTAATGTTGATTGAAAGTCACTTGGAACGTATGTTTCTACTGTAGTCAGAAGTAGGACGACGAGTAGAAAGGCAATTAAAAGTAACACGAGCATCTATTATAAATGAATATTGGAATTCTCACCGCTGGAGGAGTATGCCCTGGTGCGAATACATTAATCCGATCAATCACCCTTCGTGAAAAGAACCAAGGTAATCATGTACATGGATTCAGTGATGGATTTAGAGGTATCAATCAGAATGTTAAGAGTTATTTTGATCAACAACATATCGAGGAAGGTCCTGGAACACTTTTGAAAACTTCATATGACTTTGTGGATATCGACAAGGCTGCGAAAAATCTCAGAACTTTTGATCGTCTCTATTGTATTTGTGGTAATGAGTCTATGAAATCTGCGAGAGATCTCGCTTTGGATGATCGTGTAGATACAAATATCATTGGTATTGCAAAGACAATTTTCAATGATATACCCGGCTTGGAATCTGTCGGATTTCAGACAGCTGTACAAGAACTTGCGAGATACATCGACTGTGCGTTCATTGAAGCAACTTCAACAAACTCAATTGTATTTCTTGAAGTTCCGGGGAGACGTAATGATAAATTGGCAACGTACGCAGGTCTCGCAAGAAACTCAAAAGTTACAAATATTGTGACACCAAGTACACGAGGTGATCCGTTGAGTTCGATTGAATATAGTTACGCAAATAGAGGATATGCAGTTGTTATTATTTCTGAAATGTGTGATTATCATCCACTCGTAACAAGTCTATCTGTGAGACCAAAAATAATTACACCTGGGTATCTCATCCGCGATGTTGAACCGTGTGTGTATGATAGTATTCTCGCAGAGCGTATGGCAAAAGAAGCATTTAAATATGCACAAGACCACAGAGATTTCATCAAGGGTGCGACAAATGTCATGCCATTCAAGGATTATCTCCGCATAATGTAGGTTGAATGTTTCGGGCGATTTACAACGATCCCAAGTTTGTAGGAGCTCAAATATCACCACCAGACCAAGTTATGGTCATTATGGAGGATGGAATTGAATATTATACAGCAAATGTTCTATTTAGATCGGAAGCAACCATTGATAAGCATTCAAAACAACTTAAAGGTACAACACGTGGTAAAGAAAAGATAACCCAACTCTTTGTGGTTCCAACGACAAAACAGAAAGGTCGTTTTACAGTTACAGAATATGAACTGTGAGCTCCTATAACACAGCGGTTAGTGTGTCGTGCTTATACAAAATGTATATTTAGGCGGGGTCTCCACCCGTAAAGGCACGCGGAAATCTGGGATCGACACCCAGTAGGAGCAATTTACCTTTTAGATATGTGTCCCATATGTAAAAGTTAATTCTCCCTAATATATTAGGTATGAGATATGGTTCGGCGGCGCGTAGGATGTTTAAAATCCGATGGGGACTTCATGGAAAAGGTCTCATAGAGGATCATCACGTGATACCCAGAGAGTTCAAAAATCACCCAGTTATTCGTAGGGAAAAATATGACTTGAATGCGAGTAACAATCTTATAATGTTACCCACGAGATTGGGGAAATACACTCTTCGTGTGCGAACAGATCGTCTCATTCATTCGGGAAAGCATACAGCATATAATTCATATGTGGAGAAAATGTTGAATTCAATACACTCCACGGATGAGTTTAATAGTTTTATTCTATTTTTAAGACAAAGTCTTCGTTGGAATCCCCATCATATTCCGTGGTCTTAATATCCATATTTAAGGTCGGCGCGTCTTGCAGAAGGATTAGTTCTTGAGAAGTATTCTGGACGACCGTGATCACTATGCCCAATTGTACTATTATGAGTACGATCAATTTTCATGTATTTACGCATATCTTTATAATAGATTCTCGCACCTTTATCTATGAGGTCTTCATGTTTCATATCAACGTGATTATCCATAGGTAAAAAGTACTTTGTGTACCTTTTCATATTTTGAACGTTAATTAAATAACATTTAGTGCTTGAAATCCATTTTACCTTTTCAAGCTTTCCATCTTGTCTATCTGGAAGTCTCGAGAGACAATGAAAAAAACACATTTCAAACTCTTCACCTCTCTCATCGATAATTGTCTGTATCTCATCATAGAGTTTATTTGATGTTACAATTACATTATCTTCAAATATAACCGCATACCTAAGACCTTGATCGAAACACCTATCATAAAAATCCATATGACCCATAAAACAACCAATAGCACCAAGATTGAAATAGGTTATATCCGGTCTCTTTACATCTTTATTATAATGCATTTCTATTGCTTTTTCAAAATACTCTGGTTCGATATGATTTTCGAACTTTCGCGCAGTTTTTACATCCCTTGTATCCGGTCCATAAATAACTTCTATTGGAATGCTTGGATTATGATATTTCATAAATCTTTTTCGTCTTAATTCTTCTGTGGGAAGAGTGAGTAAAAAACACTTGTAATCATAGCCTTCTTTTCGTGTTGCTCTGATAGTTCCCAAAAGAATGGCTACTAAGAGAAGAATCAAGATGACCCAAATCATACCTACTTAAGAGTTAGAAAATATTATAACACAAGAATGAACGTCATAGACGTATGTGGTCTCGTAAGCTCAATTCTAATATGTCTCATGTTTGTGCCTGAGATTAGACATGTATATAAGTATAGGGATGCAAATGCCATAGATTATACATTTTTAAACCTAAATCTTCTTGCAAGTATATTGGCTCTGGTATATTCCGTACATTATGATATTATTCCTATGACAATCACAAATATTTCTGCCGGATTATTTTCACTAATATTATTTCATTTTAAATACGTAAATGGGCTTAAAGAGGAGACTTCTAATATTGATGAAGTGGGGGTGTAAACTCCTCTTCAACCAAAAGCTCTTATGGTGTAATCCGGTTATCACTTTGGACTTTGACTTTAACGAAGGCAATCCAACAATTCAAGTTCAAATCTTGATAGGAGCTTTAGCTGGTCGTACGCAAACTGGTTAGCGAACAGATTGTAGTATATGTAAAGCTAAGAAACACTATTAAATTAGTGTAATCAGTTCTCTGTTGTATGCACGTTCGAGTCGTGCCGATCAGAAGTCTCATATTATAGAGACTATAGTCCTCTGTATCATAATGGTAGTGAGTTCGGCTGTTACTGTAGTGTAGACTAAATAAGTCTATAATCCGATAACCGTCACCGATTTGTCTGAGTTCGATTCTCAGCGGAGGAGATTTACTTTTTAGATATGTGTCCCATATGTAAAATGTGATTTTCTAAAGCAATCCTCGCATCTTGCTCGCTCACGAATGTTCCTATACGCTTGTGTTTGTACATAGCAAACCAACTTTTATCACTTCTTCTATATATACATCCTTCATTTCTCTTATTTGAACCATCGGGTTTGGTGAAGTTTTCTGGATCTCTTGTGTATTCTTTTAACACTTCTATAGCCTCTTCCTTTGTTTTAAATGCACCATTAGATAAGTACATGGTTTTACCACACTTTACTGTGGCGGGCACAAATCCATTACTCCTCTTCACCACATAACCCAAATAACCATCTCTATTAATCTTATTATTTTTAAGACCTTTCGATATATTATCCTTTAGTAAATCAGATAATTCCTTTTTACTATTACCACCCGAAGAACAATTATATCCATTGGGTGCCAATGAATTGTAATACTTTATCCAATATATCTCTCTTTCGTCTAATAATTCGTGTGGTACTTCTTCTATAATTTCGTACACCATTTCATCACCATATTTTGAAATAGCTCTCTTCAGCAGAGTGCAGTTAGACGATACTTTTTTGTGACCTTTTATCCTTTCTTCGAGTGTATGTATAGTCTGACCCACATATACTTTACCGGACGGACTTGTGATCTTATATATAACCCCTCGGGGTCCCATACATTCTTTAATTTCTTCGTCTTTAATTTGGTATTTTTCAATCGTAGAAGGTTTTGGCATCTTTTGGGTCTTCTTCATCTGATGAAGAACCTTCTTCCTACTTATAGCTTTCAAAAAACCTGGGTCTTTTTTGCTCTCCTCATATCTCTCTGCGCGTGTCTTGGCTTGTCTTGTGTTTAGGCATCTCATACC